GTTAAATTCGGGCTGTTCTTCTTTGGGTACATTGAATGCCATTACCTTAAAGGTGGTTTGTTATTTAAATTTATTGAAGAACTCGTTTACTCCGCTAACTGTCTCTTCTTTTTTTTCGTTAGGTTTCGGTGGTTCAGTGTCAATCTGTACATCTGCACCAGTTGATTTTTTATACTGATTGACCCTTTCCACAATATCATCCCTAAACGATTTTGCGGCAGACAATGCGGTCTCATTTCTAGTAGTAAGTCCAAGTGGAATTAAATACTTCTGTGCTGCGGCGACTTCTCCTTCTCTTGCCACAGAACTTGGGTCAACAGTCTTTGCGTATGCAATTGCCATTTGATATGGGAGTTGACCAAGTTTTGCAGATCCTGCTGAGGATGCAATTTCAAATGTTCCATATTGCTTGATTGCGTCAGTTAATTGATCGGTAAAGCGTAATGCGGCAGATGCGTTTTGCTCAAATGTGACATCCGCTTGTGTTTTCTTTGGCGTTTTGTCTTCTTCCTTTTTCTCAAGAACAGGAAAAGATGATTTGGCAATTTCCCTAGCCTTGTCTGGGTCTACTTGAGCAAGGGCTGTAATGGATTGCACCAAAGAGTTATCAAATTGATTTCCACTTTCAGCAGATCTTTTAGCAAGTTGATTTAATTCGGCAATAGTCGCAGCGGTGGTAGCTTCCTTTTTTGCTGTGTCTGCTGGCGTGGTGTCTTGTGGTCTTGTTGCACCTTCACCCTTAATGTTTGATCCATAAAATCTAGCAATCTCCTCAAAATCATTGCCCATGGTTTCAAAGGCCTTGTTTTGAATCTTGCCCATCAACCCCTGCTCGAAAACATCGGCTTCTGCATTAAATCCTCTAGCCCTTAATAGTGCGATGCGTTGTTGGGCATTTCCAATTTTCTCTTTAGCTTTTGGCCCAGCCTTTGGGACAACCTGTGTGAATGTTTCAAGAAGATTCATAATTATTCAAAGGGGTTAAATCCACCCGTAGAAGACCCAGAATCGCCACCAGATTTCTTTCCACCGCTAGTTCCACCACCACCTTGAGATGCGGCAAACTTCTGCTGGCGAAGGTTCATCATTTGCTGTGACTGCATTGCGCTAATGCTATTCTTGATAAGATCACCAACGATAGATGCGTCTGCGAACCTATCGTTAAGCGGAATGTTTTCGTCTTTAATACTATCTGCAATCGGAGAAAGTGCTGGAGATAATTCCGGCATCAATGTCAATGCTGCTTGAATTTGAGCAGAAGCGGCTTTTAATGCCTTTTTCTTCTCCCCCTGCTGCTTGAAGTAGTCGCCTACTTGACCAACCATTCCAGCAATGCCCTGCGCTCCAGCCATTGCATATTCACGCGCAGCGGCTACGGAAGGCCCGTAGTCTGGCGATTGATATGGTGCTGTTTGTACTTGTCCTCCGAATAGTGCCATAATTTTAGATGTAGCTATATCTTACATTTCCCCAAGGGCTTTGTGCTGTCTGCATTCCAGCGCCGCCACCAGCACCGCCACCAGCACCTCCAAAGTTAAACCCACCTCCTGCCATGTTCATTCCAGCACCCATTAAGGAACTTCCAATGCTACTCCACATTTGAGCCTTAGCTTGTTGGTTGGCGAGGTTAGTCTGGTAAACTGCTTGGTTGTATTGGTTCTGCGCTCCACCCATTTGCTGTGCAAATCCAAGTGGCATATTGTAATCAAATTGACCAGAAGATGCTGGGCCTGAAGTGAGTCCAATTCCCAACGCTCCCATCCCAGCGGTGTAGGATTGTGGCGCACTTCTAAGTGCCTGTAGTCCGGGGTTGGTGTAGAATTCTCCAGCTTGACTATATGCACGCTGTCCAGCCTGTGCTGCTTCTGCGCGTTTTGCTGCCATCACATTCTCACGACCCATGATCTCTGCGGCAATGGCAGAGTTGCCACCAAGGCGACCAGACGCTTGCGCCGCTTCTCTAGCGGTCTGCTGGTACATCCGCTGCTCCTCTGGGGTCACGCCTTGGGCTGATGCCCTAGCCCTTTCTGCCTCTTGAGCAGATGCTTGCACAACTGCAGCCTGTTCTGGCGAGAGCGCAGCCATAAGACCGCGAGTCAACCCAGTCTGGCCAGTTTGCTGGGCAAGTTCAGAAGCACGAAGGTCGGTAAGGGTTTGTCCCGTTTCCTCTCCAGCCATTCGGCTCAAACCGAATAGACCCATTTGACCATCAACACCAGTTAGGTATTGCTCCCCTTGGCCGAGGGATTGAGCCATGAGTTGTGGCCCAAATTCATTTTGAAGACCGATAAAGCCCGAAACATTCTTCCGATAGTAATTTAAAAGCCCAGACGCTTGTCTGTTTGCAATACCGCTCTTAAAAATATCAACTGGTTTGGGTGGTTTTCCTGCTTTTTTCTTACGCCCACCAATTAATGATGTTGCTGCTCCAACTCCAGCCACTCCTACTGCTACCCAAGACATAATTGATTTTCCTCCTTGTTATTTGTATTTAGTTCTTCGATTGTCATAACATCTCCAATAGCATTGATAATTGTTGAATTTGATTCATTTTTGCTCCAAGGCTTTTGCATTGGGTGATTCTCATCAATTAGCGGATTACTACATTTTTCAAGAATATCTTTCCCAACTTGGTCTGGATCTACCAAATTTTTGGGATTAGCGTGAAATGTCGTCCATGTTGTGTCCTTTTTTACATGCAAAAACCTTTTTGTTCCCGGCTGGGTTATGCCCATATACGGAGCGGCATAGGTTACAGACCCCTCTGGTGAAATCACATCAACCTCGCCAGAACTAATAATAAATGGATGCCTTGTGCTGTGAGTCATTGACATAATAAGCGAACCAGCAGGCATAAAAATGGTTCTTGTATAAAGGCCCGGAGTGAAAAGATGGGTCAACGGGCAGTCAACCTTTTCCTCGGATTGACTCATCGCATACTCAATCTTATCCACCTCGCTACAGGTAGCGAGTACATCTGGGTCGATGTGTGAAAGATCAAGGTTCATAAATTGCTATTGCTTTGGATAGATGCTGGTTCACGGGGTAAGCTCCGTAAGTGTCAAGGTGCTGATTGTTCTAAATATGTAGTCACCAACATTTGAATCAATATCCGATCTGTTGATGAATCCAGTTTCAGCGCTGTATGTCTTGGCTTGAATTTTATAACTTACAGTTGAGGCACTTCCGGGTGAGGAGTCAATAAAATCAATCGATGCAGGTATATTGTTATATCTGCCGGAATAACCCGTATTTGTAGTTGCCAGCAATCTATTCCCAGCAACATCTCCAACCCCGATAACTGTTGACGAGTCACGCATGATTCGATATGCAATCCCGTGATCTGGAAAATTATCTACTGTTGATGGAATTGCGGCTTGAATTCTTATTTTCCCTAAAGAACTTGGAACAGATCTAGTAAGTGTTATGGATAATCCAGCAACATCCACCCAAGTAGAAACTGTTCCTGCAATTGTCTGAACATCAGTTTTGACAGCCTGAACAATTTGAATTGGAAAATTTGATGGAAACGCAATTTTATCACTGGTTACGGCATCATCCGCAATCTTTGCAGTGGTTACACTGGAGTCTGTAATAGCAGCGGTAACAACGGAATTAGACGCAAGCTCATTAGAGGTAATGCCACCAGCAGACACGGCGAGTTTTCCAGGAGACACAACTTGCAAGGTGGTTCCTTGGATCGCATCGCTAGTAAATGTCGTTTCATCAATGATGTTATTCATTTTAGCACTGGTAATTGTGTCAGTGCTTGTAAATGTGTAGGTTGTATTTACAACGCCCATATTATTTTTGTGATAGAATTTGTCTGTTGGTGATAGAACCCGCCACTTGAATAGAGTGGATCTTAGGTGAACCTATAGTCCTTGTCAATGTGATAGTCCCAGTATAACCACGCTGACCACCAAGTCTGCATCGGATGCTTGCGGTTTCAGCCTCGTTCGGGTTGCTAGGTGATAGGATCTGCCCACCAAGGAATGTGGTGGTAGTTCCAATGCTTTCTGCCGAGTCGGGGTCTTCAGTAGCAAACGCAATGTCATACTCGCCAGTTTCCCCAGACAAGTTCTGCATCTGAACCTGTGCGTCCGTGAACCTCTTGCGCTCAAGGGTCTTAAAGTCGTACCCACGGCTAGTCACATACGAATTAATCGTGGGAGTGACCACATCTGTGCTTTCATTCGTAACGCTCAAGCGGTCTGTGGATGAGTCAGAAGCATCAATCTGGTGCAAGCCACCATTTGCGCTAACGGCATACAGGTTATTCCGCACCCCAGCACTTGCCGTGATGAAGTTCTTGATCAAAAACCTAGAATCTCCATAGGTATCAAGCGACTCCCAGCCTTTATTCAAGAAGTTGTAGATCAGAATCGCGTTATTTCCACGGGCATCGTTGCCTCCAGCCACAGAATCCAGCGGGACTGCGATGTAATAGCGGTTGTTGAAGTAAACTGCTACCGATTTATCAGCAAGATTCTTGTTAATGCGGTCGATATACGGCTGGATGTTCTTGGAAAGCGGTTCCTCCGTGCCACGAAGGTTGTAATCGTTAAGGAAGGTCAGCCCGTAAATGCCCTCGTCGGCCAAGAATAGCATGTTGTTAGCCTGCATGACCACCGTCTTGCGAGCCAAGCAACCAACCTCACCAGTAAGTTCCTTGACCACGGTGTCAGACAGGCTTCCTTGGGTCTGTGCCACAAGATGGATGCTATTGCGATTCAAGACCACCAAGGCATCTTCATAAAACCCGTGCATCGCTACCACATAGTCGGCAGTACCACCAGTAATACGGAACTGATTCTCGATTTGGTCGAAGGTCGTGGTGTCCAGCAGGTCAGAAACCGCGATTTCGTCGGAAATTTTCCTGCTAGTGTAGACTGGTGCGCTAAAAGTGCCAGATTGGTCGTAGTAGAACGGAACGAACAACCTGCGCTGGAAGTAGGTAGCCCAAGGCGCACCCGGCTGGTGCATGAATCCACCGCCCACGGAGAATCTACCACCAACCTCAATCTGCTCAGACTCCCTATCTGGATTTAAAGCAGTTGCCGAGGTGATCGTAAGGTTGTAGGTCATCTGAGACAGCACTGCAGCTTGATTTAAAACTGTAGTAATGCCACTAACACTAAAACGCAATTTATTAGAATTGTGTCTTGTAAATAGATAACTCCCATTCAAGTAACTATTTGCTCCAGTGTATCCGCTAATTGTTGCCCATCCACTAGAGCCAAGTCCATGCTCAACAATATCAACCTCAACCGTACCTGTAGAGGGAATAGTGGTAGCGGTAATGTTAAGTGGGGTTGCTATTGTGTAGTATGGCAACGCTGCGGTGGCGGTATATGTAAATTGGTCGCCACTTATACTGGTAACGGTTTGTGTTCCGTTAGGCATTGTTCCGCCATTAGTGCCAGTAAGCCCTTCCACTTCTATTGAGTCCCCAGTATCAAACCCGTGTCCACGAACAACCATTGTAACGGTTGTGCCAACTTGAGAAGCGGAAACAACATCTATGGTGTAGTTTGGAACCGGGGCGTAAAACTCGATTTCGTTGATGGTTGCCCTCGTTACCTGAAATGATTTATTTAGAATCGAGGTGAATTCTGGTATGGTTACCTCGTAAATTAAAACAACATCACCAGCACTAATGGTAAGGTTGTTTTCAACATAAACAGTTACCAGCCCATCAAGGGCTTTAATGTTTAAGCCATTTGCATTAAATGTCTGTGGCTGGCTATATGGGCCTGCTGGGGAGAGGGTGAACCCATCCGCCATGTTTCCATTGGTAACGCCAAAAGTAACGGTTTGGCTGGTAGGCCCAATAAAGGTAAATTGGTCTTTGTCGACAATAGAGGCAACCGTAAATGTGCCATTAGGAGGAGTGCCTTCAGTTAACCCAGAAATCACCACGGATGCCCCAACGGTTAACCCGTGATCCTTAACGCGAACGGTAACTGTTGTGCTTCCGCTCTGTGACGCAGAAAGAAT